TACTCTACGACTGATAATTCTAATAGCTTTGCCGCCACACTTCGGGCATGGAATGTACGACGGTCTTTTAGCAATTGAAAACATTTCTTCTGTAACTTTATTACAGTTCTCACATTCAAAATCATAAAACGGCATATTAATTTTCCTGTTTCTTATCACGAATTTCGGCATTAATGCTGGCCCCCTCATCATCACTTATGCCAAGACGCCCATCTAACTGCCCGCCCTGATTCTTTGCCTTTTTAATATTCTGCCCCTGCATAGGTTGATAAGGACCGGGATCAGCCGGGGGCTGCATATCTTTATCGGCGGGCTTAAATATTTGTATTAAATCATCTGATTCGGTATATTTCGAGGCTGCTTGTACCAATCTTTGAATATCAACAGTCATCCCTTGCTGTGCTCCCACATCTATAAAGGGTAATACAATTTGATTGACTGCTGATAACAGTTGTTGATAAGCAACTTCCGGGGTTTTGCCTTGCGTAGAATACGGTTTCATTTCATAATTAAAATCAATAAATTCGCCATCCCTTGTCTCATTATTATAAGTTAAAGATAGTCCGCCCGGAACTCCGGGAACCTCTTTTATCATCGGGATACTAACAAACGGATTCGCCATTAAATACCAGGCCATTTTGCCTTCAACTCTGGTAGCAAATTCAGTCAAGCTCTCATACATATCTTCAACTGTGCCCTGAGCACTATCGGCTTTCAATCGTTCCTGTCCCAAAGTCTTGGATTCTGAACGAATGCCGCCCAAAGTATTCAGGTTGCCTTGTTGCTCCGAAAACTGGCGAATGTACCAATCAGCAACAGCAATATTATCGCCTTGCGGAGCACCAAATGTAATTTCTTTAAGCCTGCTAATATCGCTTACTTTAATTGTCGATCCATCAGTTGCTTTAGTTACTCGATTAGCATCATCTGAAGCTCCGTCTTCATAAGCCAAAATAGTTTTTTGTCCTCTTAATTGCTGGTCTAATCTACGAGAAATCCTGTTTACTGCATCGTCTAAATCCAGAGCATTATAGGCTGGAGGAATAGGCAACAATGATCCGGGAAATTCGTGAAAAGAGAGTAACTCATACGGTCCGCCTTCAGGAAGCATATCGACCGTCCGCATAATTTTCTCCCCCTCGCCCTCTATAGGCAAAGTTAACAATACTCCCTCATTGACCATATATGCATCGTATAACTCTACCATATCATAAAGTTCGTGATACACACTTTCTTGAACCTCAGCTTTAGCGATAGCTTCAGGTGATTCGTGGCCGTAAATTTTAGAGGCTCTTTGTAATTGGTCGTGGTGTTTAAACAATCCGCTCTCTTGCACATATTTAAGTGGTAAACGATACTTATTACCAATAAACAATAAATCAGCCCATCGTCGTGCCCCGACATCAAATATCAAGTCATCAGGATCAACTACATCGGCAAATATTTGCCCATTCTGATGAGTTTCCCCGCCCCACTCTATTGTCCCATTAGGGCACAACCCTAATTTGATTGCCCCAATATAGGTTAAGGCATCTAAAACAATCCGTCTAAAAGTATCTCGATAACGAATTTCCTTTTTTAAATGCGTTAAACCTTTACTAAGCATTTCCGCCGTAATGGCATAAAGAGGATTACCTTTAGGCGTCACAAAAGTTTTAGGCATATATTGAGCCAAATATGGCATCATAATAGTGATATAACGGAATACCATATTAATAGGTCTGGCCTTACCGGTTAATTGATACAATTGCTCGATATAGTCGTGCCCCTCAAAATATTGGGCGGCATATCTATTAAGAATAATTTGCCGATGACTTTTCATCGGTTTGGTATATCTCTCACAATCCTTAATAGCTTTTTGTAAACGAACTGGAAACTTGTCTCTTTTCTTTTTAGCCATAACCTAACCGTTATTTTGTAATAAGAACCTTATTCGACTCCATAAGCCAATGTTGTGTCTGTTTAACAAAATCTAAAAACGGAGATTTAGCATCTACCGAATCGAAGAATTCATATATATCTAACAATAAGTTAACATAGTCGGACTCAATCCCCAGCATCAGCCCATCCGTTTCAATCATTTTACAAGTCAAAATACCAACCATTTTATTATTATGTATAATCGGACATCCGGAACTACCAAAAGAGCCGGTAATGTCCATATAAATATCGCCATTATAAGGTATTCTTGATACATAACCATAAGAATGCCACCATTTAAGCCCTAACGGAGCCCCGATTATCTCTATCTCATCTCCCGGCATTAACTCACTTGAATTGCCTAGTTCTATATAGGGCAGTGGTTTGTCAGCATAAATACGAAAAATAGCTATATCTCGATGACTGTCAATATAAATTTCCTGAGAAAAATATGATTCACCGTTGGGAAATCTAATCTCCATATCTGGGCCCTTAATCATATGGGCTGCTGTTACAATTATTCCATCAGGATCAACACATACCCCTGATCCAAAATATCCATATCCGTTTATAAACACCACCGCATCCTCATTACTATAGGTAAGTTGTTTATCCTGTAAAAATGAAAAGTTGAGAAGTCCTAAAACTAAGATAATTATCAGTGATCCCACCATTAAGCCCATCGATAATCCAAATTCATGTCTGTTCTTATAATTTAGTAACATTTGTTATTCTCTCCATCTTTTGTCATTAATCGAACCTGACTGTTCTGTTTCCCACTGTAATCTTCGTGCCTTTGGAGAATTAGTTTTCTCCTTTTTCGGCAAATTAAATACCGCAACTCTTTGTTCTCGCCGCCCTAAATTACACAAAGCATCAGCAATAACTCTATCGCCATGCGTTGCTCTTGCCCCTCCTTCTTCTTCAGCCGATGACGCCGGTTCCGGCCTACCGGCAGTATCAAAAATATATTCTTCATATTCGCCTACTGCATCTTCATCATACACCAAAAATTTTTGGCTGTTATCACCGGCTTTAAAGGACCAACTTAAAGCTTCCCGATAGTCTAATAAAAGGTCTGATTTTGTTTGGGCTGAACTATGCCAACCGGCAGATTGAGTTCTCGGCCTATCCGATCTCTTTTCATCCCGTTTTTTATAATAAAAAGTATAGCCCAGCTTAAATATTTGTCGAGCAAAGGCCCCGCCCTGTCCGCCATTAGACTCCCAAATAAGGAATGGATTATTCTCACCCCCAACCCATTTAGCCAAAGCATATACTTGATTTGCAAAATTTACCGGACTGGTAAATGCACATACCCAACTGCCAACTTTTTCATTAGTATTAACATCTAAAATACTTGCAACAGAATTACTTGATCCCGTGCCCAGGCTAATATCCCCACTAATTACATAATTGTGGTGCTGATTTGGACGACCATCTTCCATTAATTCTCCCCACCATTTAAGCCTGTTCCTGCCAGAATTGGGCACAAATTTAATATTGCTTAACTCAATAATTTCTGAAGGTCCCGTCATGTAGCACTTATAATCATATGTTACCTCACCAATATGTGCCGGGGTACGACAAAGATCAGTGCGAATCTGTTGCAAAATTGGGGCATCGAATACCATATCTCCCGATCCAACAGGATTCATATCTAGATTTTGGGCTACATCTCGTGCCGACCGTCGCTCAACTTCACGGTCATACCAGGGAGATCGCCATTTACCGCTGCCATCAGCAATAAATAGCACCCTTTCCTCGCCCGATAAAATCGCATCTATCTCTATGTCTTTCGTTTTAAACGGCACATCCGCATGTACGTCATCAAAATATCCGGGATAGGCATTTCGCCAATATTTAATGTCGTGAATAAGTACCTGCCCATAATCTGGGGACTGATATAATCCTCGATTAAAGCGGGGGTCTTTGTACCAGGGCAGAATAAAGACTTTAATTTTAGCCGTAATACCCCGCCGTAATTTACAATACGGATGAGCCGTAGTAGTGTGCGTGCTATTAATGATTTTACAGTCCGTCACATCGGACGACGCATCTATAATGCCCTGGGCAACATTTATCTCTACACGAGCTAATTCATCCAGCAGTATCGCAGTTCGACGATCGCCAGCGGCAAAGTTTTCTGTAGTGCTTTCCCCGTCAATGGCCGACCCATTTCTTTTATTTTCCAAATGACAGAAAGTTCTAACACTTTCCGGTGTCAACCACCTCGGTAAATTCTCCAGTAAATAATCCAATTTCCAAAACAGAGCTTTTGCATCCCCTCTTTTATCCACCAACTCTATTTTTCTGGAGCCTACTAAAAATTGTGAATGCGGAATAAAGAGCCAATTGTGCAGGAAGATGCCCAAATGCAGCCAGGACGCCCCCTCTCCACGACTCTTATCAATCAAAATATCGTGGCCGTCCGTAATAGCATCTTGTACAGACACGATCATATCGTCTTGAACTTCCCAGGTAATAAACGGCATATTGCGATAGCCGGGAGCATTCTTCGGATTGAATGTCCAATAAAAGGTTTTGAAAGTAATCCGAGGGTCTTGTTTGCACAAATGCCGCATCACATTACGGGCATCTTCACTTTCCGTACATAGTTTATTTAGGGCTTTCCTAAATTCCAGATTTTCTGGAATAGTTGCCGGAATTTCTGCAAGAAACTTTTCCGGGGTCAGGTCTATTAGCTGCTTATCCTGCATTTATAATAGTGCTCTTTAAATTCTCAAAAAATTTGCCGCCCAATTTCCTCATTTTATTTTCTTCAATTTCACCTAATTCTGTTGGAGTCAGCCCTCCCTCAATCTCCTTATTAGAGCTTAAATCAGCCCAGGGTTTTGGCCTGAATAATCGCAAAATTTTCTCCGCCGCCGTAATATTCGGGGGAACTTCTTTTACTATAATCTCATCTATTTCTTTACCGTCTTTACTTCCCGTTTTAGTAGTTGTTAATGTGCCCCCTAAAGCCGCTCTTAACAGACTATTCTCTACCTTATTTAATACTACTTCCCGTGCTTGATCGAATAAATGCCGAACCTTTGGGTCCTGATTCTGCCATGACACAATAGAGTGCCGATCTCCCGTACCCAGGATATAAGGAATATCCTTTTCATCCACTCCTGTTTCGATCATTCGCAGAGCAAGGTTCAACTGTTCCTCAGTCAAACCAGAAACAACTTCATTAACTTTTTGTAAGGCAGTATTGTTCATTTTTTCTTTGCAGAATGACGCGTTAGTTGAAGTACACGTGGGTCTTTAATATCTTGATACTGTACTACAATATCCTGTATATTAAAAACAACTCGCGTTTCCGATTTATCGCCCTCGACTTTCTTAATGTATTTAAAAGCTTTATCTTTCGGTACAACAATCATACAGCCTACGTTCGATTCCTCCTTTTGCCTCTGTATTTTTTCCTCGATAATTTCCACCAAGTAACATGAGGATTGCTCTCCATCCGGCATAGGCAGTATCTTGCCTTTTAACTGATTGTTGTGAATTAAACAAATTGTTTGATAATGGTTTACTTTCAAGGTTTTCTCCTTATAGTTCGATATGGTTTGCGGTATTACTCTATTCCTTCGCTATCTATCTTTAGTTCGCCTGCCAATATTTTCGTTACTATTCTATCTTCTGCTCTCTTTAAAGTTTTTTGGTTGACCGCCCGGCCCTCTAAAGCAGCCGATCCCTGATTCAAAGAAATGATCCACCTTGCTTTTTTACGGGCCTGCTCTTTACTCGGATTACGAATAGTGGAGAACTTACTCAAGTTTTCTCCTTAATTAATAACTACGCAAATATGTTGTGCATCAACAATACGATAAGAAATATTGTCTATCTTAATTTTTTCATACATATCTTTACTATATACCGCCAGGCCGCCTACCTTTATAACTTCCGGCCCAAGATCGCCATTATTCAGATAATTAACATCCGGGCCAATAGCGATGATTCTCGATACGATATAATTCTTCATGCCCGCTCCTTCCGGCAGGGCGGCATCCTCAAGTAAGACACAGGTCGATGTTGGCTGTAACACTTTAACATCACCCCCTTTTAAGATTCCGGGAGTGCCTCATTAACCCAGGCCCCTACCAGATTAAATTTGGTAATATTAGTTAAAGTCTTAACTTCTGCATATATCCAACTTTCACCTAACAACCTTATGATTGCCAACCCGATCCTGTCATTACCGCTGTCATTGCCCACCCGTAAATCAGCAGCACCGCCGGCAGCCGTCTCCGCCACCGTATCGAAGTAGAAATTACTGGTCAGAGCCGCCAGTGCCGGATCAGCGGGATCGTTATTGCACTGCATCGTCCCGCGGGTAAAGGTGATACTGGAGAGCAGTAT